CAGGACGGTTGCTGCCGCGCTTGTGACCCCGACGCCGAGCACGTACGCGTTCAGCGTCGCGCTGTAGGCAGCCTGGCCAGGGTCGGCGATCACCGTGTACTTCTGCGACCCGTCGGCGGTCTGCACCACGGCCCCGAGGGGAATCGTCACCTGGCCGGCGCCCGTGAAGCGCGAGAACGTCACCGAGCCGCTGGCGGCCTGCGCCGCCAGGCGCGTGAAGTTGTAGTCGGCCGCCCAGCTGTCGGCGTCGGCGCCGCTGCTCGTGGCAAAGCGCGTCAGCGAAGCGATCTGCAGCGCAATGCCCTGCAGCCAGAGTTCGATCGCAGCGACCGCCTCGACGACGGAGCGCAGGACCGAGCCGACCGTCATGTCGACCAGCTGCGACGCGGCGCCCTGGATCGCCGTGACCGCGTTGGACACGATCTGCGAGAAGGTCTGGGTCTGGATGGTCATGGGGTGCTCAGTTGGAGACGTTGAAGCTCAGCACGACCGGTAGATTCGAGGCGGCGTCGTTGTAGGCGATGGTCACCGCGAGCGCGGTCAGGTCGGTGCTGGCCTGGGCCACCGTGATTTGCGGCGCCGGCACCTTAGCGACGCTGGGCTCGAGGAGCACGTGCGCGCGGATCAGCGCCGTGATCTTGCCGACGTCCATCGGCTGGCCGACGTAGCCCGGCAAGCCGGCGCCGTAGTCCGGCTGGAAGACGTAGTCCCCCGGGTTCGTCAGCAGGCGCCGCAGCACCCGCTGCTGGCCGAGCAGCGTTCCGCTGACGGTCAGCAGGTCGCCAGTTGGTCCCGTCGAGACGTCGCTGCCCCAGTAGTGATACAGGTCGTTGATCATGCTCACATCGTCTGGTCAGGGGTGTTGCCGGTGCCAGGCGTCCCGTGGCCCTTGTGCGCGTTGAACGCGGTGCGCATGCCGGACATCGTCTTCGTGCCACCCTGGTCGCTGACGTTGGTCGCGGCTTGGATGTCCGCGCCGCCGGTGATCTTCCCAGTGGTGGTCAGCTTGCCCGTGATCGAGACGTCGCCGGTGATCGTCGTCGGCGCGGTGATGGAGGCTGCGGCCGCGGTCACCGACAAGTTGCCCGTGACGTTGGCGGTCGCGTTGCCGGACACGGTGGCATTCAGGTTCCCGCCGACGCTCACCGAAGCGTTGCCGGAGCAGCTGACGGTGATGGTCCCGTCGCCGTTCAGCGTCACGACGCTGCCAGCCTGGTCCTGCAGCAGCAGCTGGCCAGCGTCGGTCAGCTTGGCGAAGCTGCCCGTCTGGTGCACCAACCACAGTTCGCCGCTGGGCACGCTCAGCGGCCGGTCGATGTCGTTGTACAGGCGGCTCTGGACGAAGCCGGCCTCGATGTCTGCGCCGAAGAACTGCACAGTGACCATGTCACCCACCGACGGCGCGGCGAACATGCCCCAGCCGTTCCCGATCCAGGGCGAGCACAGCGGGAGCCAGCCCGTCAGGATGCCCTCGGCCTGCAGCTGCACGCGGACAGAGTACGTGGCCGGGTCGTAGCTGGTGATCTGGCCGACGGTCGTCTCCTGGCGCGCGCTCGCCTGGCGCTGGGCCTGCAGCCGCATCGCGTTGATCAGCCCCTTCATCATGTCGAGACCTCGTTGTCCGGGCTGCTGTTCTTGGCCGACACGGTCATGCGGTAGCCGTCGTCGAGGCTCATCGTCCGCACGATCTCGGTCGGGAAGTAGTCCTGGTCGAACGCGGTGCCGGTGCCCTGCACGCGCAGGATGACCCTCGTCGTCAAGATGTTGTCGCCCGGCAGGTCGGCGTGCACCTTCATCTCGTGGGCGACGATCTGCCGGTAGCGCTCCTCCGCGAACTGCTGGGCCTGGACCGAACTCTTGCCGGGCGCCATCGTGTAGCTGTAGGTCTGGACGCCGCCGAACGGTGCGGCCTTGCCGGCCTGGATGGTCTTCGGCCGGGACGGGTACGACTCGATCACCGGCGTCTTCTTCGTGATGCTCGGGCTGCGCACCGTCACCGTGATGCCCTTGGAGATCGTCAGCGCGCGCGAGAGCGCCAGGCTGATCGCGTTGCTCGATGGCGAGGCGAAGGTGTTGTCGCCCGGCTGCCAGTAGATCAGGTAGGGGACGTCCGTCTCGCGCGTGTCCGGCTCGAAGTGCAGCTCGAAGCCGCTGACGTAGCAGACCATGCCCTCCTCGCGCGCCAGCCACGTCAGCAGATCCCACTCGCTGCGGTCGGCCTGCATGCGCACCTGGGAGTGCTTGTAGAGCGTCCCTGAGGGCTGTGGCGTGGCCGTGACGATGGGCGTCAGGCCATGCGAGGCCGCCAGCAGCTTCGCGATGTCGCTGGCGTGCTGGTTCTCGTACAGCGACGTGATCTTCGCGTCGATGAAAACCGCCGTCAGGTCTCGGCCGGTCAGCGTCAGCCTGCCGTTGGCCAGATCCAGGTCGACCTCGTCCACCCGCCCGTAGATCAGGCTCGTCAGCTCGGTGGCGATTGGGTTGGCCGGGTCGGCCGGGAAGCCGGCGAGGATCTCGATGAAGACCTGCGTCTGCGTCGAGAACCAGCTGGCGTCGCGCTCGGCCGGCAGCGCCGAGGTGGCGAACGACACGCGGAAGGTGTCGGCCTCGTAGTAGGTATTGCTGGTCACCTCCCACGATTCCCAGGCGTCCACCTCGAGGTTCGTGACAGCGGAGGCGTTGTTGCCCGACGAGCTGACTCGCACGATGGCGCGCGCCTGCCGCGATGCCGGCACGGCAGGAAAGGCGTTCAGCATCGGAGGCCTCAGGCGTTCAGCACGCCGGTCTTGTCGCCGGGCTGCGGTGGAATGGTCAGGATCTGCGTGCCTTGCACGAACGGGTCGGTCAGGTCGTTGGCCTGTGCAATGGCGGTCCAGGCCTTCGCGTCGCCGTACTGCCGCTCGGCGATCTGGAACAGGTTTCCGCCGGCGGTGGCCACCGTGCGCGGCGACGAGTTGGCCGAGCCGAGGTTGCGCTGCATGCGGCCGAGGATGCTGCCGAGCTGGTGCAGGCTGTTCAGCTGGGTCATCGCCACCGCCTGGCCACTCAGCTGCGCCGCAGCGGCAGACACCAGGCTGCCGGGCAGCACGCCGCCAAACGTCGTGACGTTGGCCACCGTGTTAGTCGCCGACGCCAGCAGCACGCCGACCTGCGCCTGGGCCGCGGTGATCGGCTGCAGGACGCTGTTGATCGTGCTCTGCGCCGCCGTGGCGAACGACGAGACGGCGGAGATCGCCGAGCTGACCGACGTCATCAAGCCCGAGAGCGTCGGGTCACCGATGGACGACGCCAGGGCGGTGGCCGCGGTGTTGTCGTCTCCGATGGCCTGGTCCACCGGTGGCGTGCCTGCGACCTTCACGGGCGACGTCTCGTCCTGCACCACCTCGCACGTGATCTGGTAGGGGATCAGGTACGAACTCTTGTAGTTGCCCTTGAACTCGCGCACCACCACCAGGTACTTGAACTTTCCCCACGTCAGCTCGACCTGCGCGCCGGCGATGCGCAGCGCGTCGAGGAACTGGGCCCGCTCCACCGCGCCGGTGAAGATCGTCTGCCCGCGCGCGTCGCGGCCGCCACCCATCAGGATGCCGGACCAGCTGAGCGGGTCATCGGACCGGCCCATGGCGTCGATGACGCGCACGCCGCCGATCAGCTGGTGCACCGCCAGGCGCTGCGAGCCGCCGAAGTTGATCTCGGCGGGGATCTCCATTGAGCGGAAGATGAAGTCGCCGAGTTGCAGCGTGGTCTCGGAGGTCTGCGCATCCATGTTCAGCCTCCTGCCGGCTCAAGGCCCAGCGTCGGGTCGTAGCTCGAGCCGCCGGACTGCGGCCGCGCCACCTCTTTGCCCATGTGCCGGGAGACCGACGTGGCGAGCGAGCGCCCGTCGAGCATCAGCTTCGTGTGCACCTCGGTGAACGTCGGCGCGGGACGGGCCACCGGCGACCCGACCACGCCTCCTGGCTTCTGATCATTGGCACCGGTCACCCAATCCCACGCATCGCGCAATAGGTGGTACGAGGCGACACCAGGAATGTATTTCGCGACGGCCGAGGTCTTCTTCTCGTCGCCCATGACTCGGAGGACCTCAGAGCCGCCCTTGAGGATCCCCGTGAAGAACGGCAGCATCGTTGTACCGAATTGCCCCTTGAAGTCCGTCCAGGCGGCGTCGAATTCTTGCTCCTGACCCGTCAAGCTCTGCTTGGTCACGGCGATGGAGTCGGCGATGCCCTTCGCGCGGTTCAGCGCCTCGACGCCCATCCGGATCTGGGGCATCGCGCGCTCGATCGCGTTGAAGAACTGGCCGCCGGTCGAACCGAAAATCGCAGCGTTCTCGCGCGTGATCGCGTCGGAGTCGAGCTTCATCTTCGAGTAGATGGGCCGAATGACCTGCTCGTAGAACAACTCGGGGTTCTCATGGAACAACTGCGAGTTGGCCGCGCTGAGCGGGTTGCCCTTCATGTTCTTGATGCCGCCGTTGGCATTCCAGGCGATCTTGCTGCCGTCCCACACGCCGCTGTCGACGAGGGCGTGCGCGATCGGATTCGGCAGCCGCACGATCCCCATGATGCGGTTGTACGCCGTACGGTCGGCCGTGCCGGCTCGGCCGCCGGTGAGCTCCGCCATGATCGGCTCGAGGCGCGCAAGACCGTCGTCCGTGATGTTGTAGCCCGCGCTGCCGGCGGTCTTCTTGAAGGCGAGCAGCTGCGACCAATCGACAGTCCCGCCGGACGACTGATTGAGCTTCCAGCCGAAATTGGCGATGCGGTTGAAGTCCTCGGCACTCTTGAGGCCGCCGCTGAGCTCGACGTAGCGAAGCATCGCCATGTTGGCGGTCTTCATCTTCACCGCGCTCTCGCCATCGAGTGCTGATGACAGAAAGTCGAGCTGCGAGAGCACCGGCGCCGCCAGCTTCGCGCCGGCCAGCGCGCTGCTGTCGCTCTCGCCGGACTCGCGGAAGACGCCCTGCGCCTCGCGGAAGTTCCGCATGTTCTCGGCCCGGGTCGAGCCGTAGACGCGCATGCCGTCGACGTACTTGAAGGCGTCGGCGTTCTGGGCGTCGGACAGGCCGAACAGGCGGAACCGCGCGCGCTCGGTGTCCAAGTCCTTGGCCGCCTCGAACAGCGAGTGGCCGGCGTACAGGGCGCCCATGGTCACCGCGAGCGGGACGAAGGCGTCGCCGGCGGCCAGGCCGACGGTACCCACGCCAAGGCCCCCCGGGCCCATGTGGATGTTGCCGCCGTGGAAGCCACCGCGATGCCGACCGTTACCGCGGCCGCCCCCGGCGCCGCCGCCGCTACCGCCCGGAAGCATCGGCATCTGCGGCATCGACGCGCCGGCGGCGCGGATGGCAGCCAAGCGGCGCTCCAGGCGGTCAGCCGCGATCGTCGCCCGGTCCAGGCCCGCCGTGGACGCCATGGCGTCGCGTCCGACCGCGCGCAGGCCTGCCGATTCCACGCCGATGCTCTTGAGCGCGTCCTTCAGCGCGGTCGTGAGTCCTTCGAGCTTCTCGAACCCCTCGGCGATCAGCTTCAGCTGCGGCGAGATCAGGTTGTTGAGCTTGAGGGTGACGCCGATGGAGTAGGCTTCGAACATCGGGCGAGTCCCTGTCGGGGTTGGTATGCAGCTGAAAACGCGGATTCACGAGTGGCTGGCAGACCACGTCGAATGGGTGCAATACCCGCGGATAGCGCCGGCGCGGCGCCAGCAGCACCGCACCCTCGCCTACCGATGGAGCGTCATGACCGGCCAGCAGCGCGGCTGGGTGCTGTTCGGGATCTTCTGGGGCGGTCTCATCGCCCTGTCGATCTTCGGAAACCTCATCGACTGATCGCTGGCAGCCAGGGCTTCCCGCTGATCCAGGCCACGACCGTCTCGGACGCCTCGAGTGCGATCGTCTCGCGGCTCTCGAAGCCAGCAGGCCCGAAGACGGGCCGCGGCGGGATCGTCGGCGTGCCCAGCTCCTGGTAGACGGCGATCTCGCTGGGCGTCCCCACCACCGCGTTGCCTTCGAGCGGCTCGAACTCGGCTTGGTACTCGATGCTGGCGTACAGCTCGCCGTGGCGCAGCAGCGGCGCGTTCGGCGGCGCGCCGAGACGGCGCTTCTCCGCCTCGGTGCTGGCCGCCAGCGGCGCCCAGGCCGGGAACCCGCCGGAGGCGTCCTGGTAGTAGCCGATCTTCGCCTTGGCGATGTCGCGCACGACCTCGGCGCCTTGGAGCGACAGCAGTTCGAGGTGCTCGGCGAAACGGCCGAAGCTGGAGAACTCGCGCATCACGTGTCCTTGAATCGCATCGTGCTCATGTCGAACTCGCGGCCGCCCTGCTCGCTGACGATGATGGACCAGGCCGCACGCTCGACGGCGTCGAGGCTGAACGCGACGTCGAAGGGGACGCCGTGGCGAACGAGCCAGAGGCACTCCCTCAGTGGTGCGGCCCGGATCAGTTTCCCAGCGTGGCCTTCTCCGCTTCAGGATCGGGTTCGCCGAAGTTCTTGGCGACACCTTCCATCACCGCGGCCAGGCCGTCCTCGTCCAGGCGCTGGATCATCGCCTCCACCTGGCTCTTCTTCGCGAAGGGCAGCGTGGGGTCGCCGTCGATCGCCGACACGTAGAGCAGCGGCAGCACCATCTGCACGTAGACCGCATTGCGTGCGGCGTCCCCGAGCGCCTCGATCAGGCGGAACTGCGCCAGCACGGGCGGCCGCATGAGGGTGATCGAGCGGCCGCGTGCGTCCTTGACTTCGACCGAGGCCGTGGCCTTCGCTGCGACCTGCTGGGACGGGGTCAGCGCTGCCGCGGGCGCCTCAGTGACAGTGAGTTTCGTCATGGTGGTGTGTGCCTATCAGGCGATCTTCTGGCGTTGCGCGGCGACGAAGCTGAGCTTCTGCTTGACCGTCTGGTCGCCCATCCACGTGCCCGCATCGTCGTACTTCAGGAGGACGTTCAGGTAGCGGTACTGGGTCACCGCGCCGTTGGTCTCGGTGATGGTCTCGGTGATGGTGCCGGGCTGCTCGTTGATGCCGGCGTAGTAGTTCGCCTCGATCTGCGAGAAGTAGTCGTCGACGGTCGAGTCCTGCCGCTCGACGTCGAAGCCGCCGGCCCATCCGTCAAAGAACCGGACGTGGCGCGTGATGCCGTCCAGCCCCTTCACCTTCGTCTCGGCCGTGTCTGGCCGCGAATGGAAGCCGGTGATCAGGCTCAGGTTGAGGGGGCCGCTGGCCGTGACGATGGTGAGCGTCACGTCGCGACCGGACGAGAAATTGTTGATGGGCATGCAAGCCTCCAGAAGCGAAAACGGCCGCACTCAGGCGGCCGACATGGGCGGAAGCGCGACTCAGGCGAGCTGGGTCTGCTGCTTGTTGATCTGGACGGACGTGCCGCCTTCGACGTTGATGAGGAACTTCTCGATCACCGCCAGGTACTTCACCTTCACGTCGGCCTGCAGGTAGCCGAGCGCCACGCGCGAGCCGGGGTTATTGTTCACGTCGACCTGCACGCTGAAGGCGGCGCCCCCGTTCGGGTCGCCGATCATTCCCTGCTGCTGCAGGTTGGAGAAGAAGGCGCTCAGCGTCGCCGCGGCCTGCGCGCGCGCGGTGGTGCTCTGCAGCTGGCCGACGAACTTGCCCATGCCGGCGTTGATCGTGTACGCGATGTAGTTCGTCATCCGCGTGTAGTTGTCGCCGTTCGTCACCGGATTCGAGCTGGAGTTGTGCCCAAAGCGCGCGCCGAAGTAGCTGCCGCCCGGCACCGGGTTGGTGATCACGTCGATGCCGGCGATCACCAGCAGCTGCAGCTCGGCCGAGCTGTACTGCTGGTTCGAGTTGCTCTTCTGCGTGCCCACGATGCCCTGCATCTGCTTGTTCAGCGAGCTGTTCTGAGGCGACAGGTTCACCAGCAAGCCGCCGAAGAAGCCCTGCGGGCTGACGACGCGCAGCAGGTTGTTGTAGGTATCGAGCCAGTAGACCCAGTCCCCGAAGCACAGCTTGGCGGCGTAGCTGTCGATGCCCGCCGTACCCTTGACGGTGACCGCATTCGCGATGCTGTCTCCCGACGGGCCCGTCATGACCATATAGATGCCCTCGGAGAGCCCGAAGGACACCTGGGCGGCCCACGTCGTGTTGTCGTCGCAGTCGGCCAGGATCGCGACGCTCGCGCCGGTGTTGCGCAGCGAGTACATGCCTTTGCGCGGAACGGTGTCTTGGCCGATGAGCACCGAGCCGGTGATCGTGGTCGCGCCGTCGTTGCCGCCCGCCAGCGTGTAGGTGGCGGAGGCAGGCGCGGTGACGCCGGCGCCGGCCGACGCCACGACGATCTGGGACGGGCCGCGCAGCGCGCTGGTGCCGTTGTTGATCGCGGCGGCGATCGCCACCCAGAGTGGGTTGGCGGTCAGACCGAAGCCGATGTTGTCGAAGGCCTCGGGCACCAGGCCGGGCGCGCCGACGACGGCCTTGAACGTGCCGGTCTGCGAGCCGGGCGACACGGTCACCTGGATCTGGTTGCCGAAGGTGCCGGTGTACTTGCTGGTGAAGGTGATGCAGGTCGACTGCACCACGATGCTCGCCGCCGCGTCGGTGCCGTCGGTGACGCGCACCACCTTCATGTTGTTCGCGCCCTGCTGCAGGGCCGTGGCGACCTGGGTGCCGAGGTCGTACTTGCGGGCGTTGATGGCCGCGAAGATGGCACCGAACTGCGCCATGTTGCCCACCGTGGTCGGGCTGTTGGTCGGGCCCCAGGACGCAGTGCCGACGATGCCGAGCACGTTGGTCGGCACGCCGTTCAGGTACTGCGTCTGCGGCGGGACGATCTGGACGTACAGGTCGGGGACGACCAGCGCGGTCGTGTTGATCTGGCCCTGCTGGGTCACTGGCATGTCGGACTCCTAAAAATGCGAGGGGGCGCCAGCAGGCGCCCCGTTGGGATGCAGCGCGCCAGCGCTCAGCTGGCGACAGGCACCACCGGCGGCGCGGCCGACGGCTGCGCGGCCGCCGCGGTGATCTCCGTCACCGTCCAGTCGATGGCGACGACCGGGTCCGCCGGCGGCGGTGCAGGGGTCGGCGCGGGCGCGGGCGCGGCGGCCTCGAACTCGAAGCTGTCGGTCTTGGTCAGGCCGTTGACGGTGCAGGCGACGCTGACGACGCCGGCGGCGCCGTTGCCCACCAGGGTCGCCGACAGGCCATCAGCCGATGGCGTCAGGGTCGCTACCGCGGCGTCGCCGCTGAACGACCATGCGGGCGTACCCGCGGGGACGCCGACATGCGCGCCGCTGGCGGTGATGGCGAACAGCGCCAGGACGACGCCGAGTTGAGAGAGCTTGGCCATTTGGAAATCTCCGGTGAAGGTGCTGCCGTCGGACGTCGTGACGGCGAAACGAAGCAGGTGGATCCTGCTGAGCCTGCGCTTGTGCCAGCGAGCAAGACGTGCGAGCGGGCACATGGCTCGCGCTCAGCTCTTCGAGGTGGCCAGCGGCACCGGCACGAAGTCGTCGTCCGTGACGTCGACGGGCACCACGCTGGACGCATTGTTGCTGTCGCGGATCGCCGCGACGGTGTCCGGGTCGGTGATCTGGTCGCCGCGCTTGTAGTCGGCGAAGTCGCTGGTGACAACGAGCTTGATGGTCATGGGAAGCCTCAGAAATAGCTGGTGGTGGTCGGTACGAACGGCAGCACGCCTGACACGGCTGCGGACTCGTTGATCTGGCCCTGCGTGATCTGCGTCTCGGTCTCGGTCTGCGTCGTCGCGTAGTCGACCGTGTAGAGCAGATCTCGGCGATAGAGCCGCGTCTTCTGCAGCGCATCCGAGGGGAGCGTCGACTTGTAGGTCAGGCGGCCGCCGGTGCCGTCGGGCAGCGCCAGGAAGGTGGTCACGGCCAGCGCCGCGTCGATGGCCTTTGCCAGTGCATTGCGGTGCGCGGGCGTGT